GGCATGACGACAGTTTCGGATTTCATCGTCGAACGACTCGCCGAATGGGGCGTCGACCGCATCTACGGCTACCCCGGCGACGGCATCAACGGCATGTTCGGCGCGCTCAACCGCGCGCACGGAAAGATCACCTTCATCCAGGCACGCCACGAGGAAATGGCGGCGTTCATGGCCAGCGCGCATGCCAAGTTCACGGGCAAGCTCGGCGTGTGCATCGCCACCTCCGGCCCCGGCGCCTCGCACCTGATCACCGGCCTCTACGACGCGCGGCTCGACCACATGCCGGTGCTCGCGATCGTCGGCCAGCAGGCACGCGCCGCGCTCGGCGGCCACTACCAGCAGGAGCTGGACCTGCCGGCGCTGTTCAAGGACGTGGCCGGCGCCTTCGTGCAGCAGGCGAGCGTGCCGGGGCAGGTCCGCCATCTGGTCGATCGGGCCGTGCGCACCGCGCTCGGCGCGCGCACCGTCACCGCGCTGATCCTGCCCAACGACCTGCAGGAGCTCGACTACGCGCCGCCCGCGCGCGCCCACGGCACCGTGCATTCGGGCGTCGGCTACACGCGCCCGAAGGTGGTGCCGTATCCGGAGGATCTGAAGCGCGCGGCCGAGGTGCTCAATGCCGGCTCGAAGGTCGCGATGCTGGTGGGCGCCGGCGCGCTGGGCGCCACCGACCAGGTGATCGCGGTGGCCGACCGGCTCGGCGCGGGCGCGGCCAAGGCGCTGCTCGGCAAGGCCGCGCTGCCCGACGATCTGCCCTGGGTGACCGGCGCGATCGGCCTGCTCGGCACCCGGCCGAGCTACGAGCTGATGAACGAGTGCGACACGCTGCTGGTGGTGGGCTCCGGCTTCCCCTATGCGGAGTTCCTGCCGAAGGAGGGCCAGGCACGCGCGGTGCAGATCGACCTGAAGGCCGACATGCTGAGCCTGCGCTATCCGATGGAGGTCAACCTGGTCGGCGACAGCGCCGAGACGCTCACCCAGCTGCTGCCGCTGCTGGCCGATCGCACCGAGCACCGCTGGCGCGACCGGATCGCGCGCTGGAACGAGGCATGGCGTGACACGCTGGCCAGCCGCGCGGCCGCCGACGCGAGCCCCGGGCGCGGCCTCAACCCGCAGCGCGCGTTCACCGAACTCTCGCCGCGCCTGCCCGACGACGTGATCCTCACGAGCGACTCGGGCTCCTGCGCGAACTGGTATGCGCGCGACCTGCAGATGCGGCGCGGCATGATGGCGTCGCTGTCGGGCGGGCTCGCCTCGATGGGCGCCGCGGTGCCCTACGCGATCGCGGCGAAGTTCGCGTATCCGGGGCGGCCGGTGATCGCGATGGTCGGCGACGGCGCGATGCAGATGAACAACATGGCCGAGCTGATCACCGTCGCCAAATACTGGCGGCAGTGGCAGGACCCGCGCTGGATCTGCCTCGTGCTCAACAACGAGGACCTGAACCAGGTCACCTGGGAGCAGCGCGTGATGGAGGGCGACCCGAAGTTCGACGCCTCGCAGCAGGTGCCCGACGTGCCCTATCACCGCTTCGCCGAGCTGATCGGGCTCAAGGGCCTCTACGTCGATGATCCGGACCGGATCGGCGCGGCCTGGGACGACGCGCTCGCGGCCGGCAAGCCGGTGGTGCTCGAGGTCAAGACCGATCCCGAGGTGCCGCCCCTGCCGCCGCACGTCACGCTGCAGCAGGCCAGACAGTTCGCCGAGACGCTCATCAAGGGCGACCCGCGCGAGCGCGGCGTGATCGTCGAGACCGCGCGACAGGTGCTGTCGGCCGTGCTGCCCGCGGGCGACCGGCACGGCAAGTCCTGAAGCCGCGGCGGCGCGGCACGCCCGGCCGGGCGCGAGCCGGCCGAGGGTGAAGCGCGGCGCGATATTTGAATGCGACCACGCGCGATAAATTAGGACGGGTGGAGTTTGCACATGCTAGGAACGAATTGCAAACTGCCCACCCACCGACCCGGTTACGCCGCCGCGCCCAGCGTCTTCGAATGAAACGCAGGCTCCCATGTGGCCAGCGCCGGATCTTGCTCTAGCCGCATGTACTCACCACCCTCAATCCTAGCCAGTGCCACCGCAAACAGGCGCAGGCCCATTGGGCCTAGCTCCCGGCGCCAGAGCGCCGCCGGCGTATCGTCCGGTCGGACGTGGCACCAATCCTGCAGTGCAATCAGACCTGTGTCGGCACCGTCGTCGAGCCAATAGAGCGTACCGCCCGTCAGGGGCTCTCGCATATGGATTGTCCAGCGCACGGCGTCCCGCCCTCGATGACGCGGCAGCAGTGACGGGTGGTACCCCAGCGCACCATATCGCGCCCGCTCGCGAGCGGCGCGCGGTATGAATGCGTGCGCGTGGGCGGCGAGAATGATGTCGACGCCGTCCGGAACAGCGCCCGCGTCGAGCTGCCGGTCGATGACGAGCGTGGGAATTCCGAGCTGCTGCGCTGCTATATACAGGCGATCGTAGTCCTCGCCAACTGCGCCCGGCGCGGCTACGGCGGCTATATCGTGCCCGGCGCCAACGCACTGTCGAAGTAGTTCAGCGCCGAGCCATTTCTGACCGACGATCATCAAGCGCATACCGCTTCCTCGCCAAGGAAGCGGAACCCTTGAACCGCCCGGAAATGGCCGCCGTAGCCGCCTGTCGCTTTTTCCGCCTCACCAGCGCGCGCGCGACTTGCGGCCAACGACTCAGCGCACCGCTGCCGATTCTCGCCAACCAAGCTGCCGGAAACCTGAGTCCAGCGCCAATCACGACGCAGCGCTGTCGCAAGTCCAGGATGACTCGTGTGGAAAAGCGTCCGCATAGGTCGACCGTACCGGTTGTGGCCATGGCGCCAAGCGTTGCAAATGGCATTCAGAAACCGCATGCCGACGCCTGCGCCTTGCCATTCCGGCATCACAACCAAGCGGCATGCACGGGCCTCAATCAGGCCCGGCCGTGTGCTAACTGCGACGTGCGCGACAGGTGCACCTTCAATCCATCCGACGTAGTTTGTCGCCGCGATCATCCGGGGCAGCTTCAGATAGTGATGCGGCTCAAACAGCGGCCAGTAGCGCCAGTCGGTCTGCCGGATGTCCAGGTCAATCGGCGGCCGTCGCCGAAGACGCCCCCGTTCAAACTGGCCAGTGCCGGTATCGAATACCCAGTCAGGCTGAATCCAGTCGAGGATGTCGTAGTGACACGACAGAAGAACGACGTGGCCGCTTGTCCGACGCCACGCTTTTGCGAAAGCGCCGGCACCGATTTGCGCAATCTGGCGGTCGACCACCGACGAGAATTCGTCGACGATTGCCAGCCGCGGTGCCTCACAAACCAATCGGGCCAATGTCGCCCTGAATTGCTCACCGTTGGAGAGCACATCAAAAGGCCGAAGCCACGTCGGCACACTGCCGAGGCCGACAGCCGATAGCGCGGCAGTAACAGCGTCGAACGATCCGCGCGGTGTGATCGCGTCGACGATCGGCCGGCGTGCCGGCCACTGCGGCGCGTAGAGCGGTCCGATCGCCTTACCGAGGCTCGTCTTGCCGGAGCCGGACGGACCGACGATCACGCCGATCTGCCAATCTGTGTCGTCAATTGCGAGATCCGCCTCGAAGTCGAAGCGGGAGCCGTCTTCGACGTTGAACAACGACTTGACGCGCGCGGAACGGTACGACGCCGAGTCGACGCAGCGATGATGTACGGCGATCTTCATACGCACACCACCTTCAGCTTGTAACCCAGCTTACGCAGCGCCTTGTAGGTCAATTGCTGATCGGCTTCGTCGCGACAGGTGACGACGATTCCGAACTGCGGCTTGTATTTGTATCCGTTACGGCCCGGTTGTTTGGCTTGCGGATGCGTTTTCGCGCTCATTACAGAGCTCCAAGGGAGTGGGCGCTCGATGGCACGCTGGTTCGGAGCTCGTGGCTCTCAGATGATTAATCGCCCCGCAGCGAGGGCATTTGATGCTCAACTCGATGTACAAGCCGAAAGCCAGTTTGCGTCCGCACTGGCCGCAACGGATATCGAGTGTGTCGGCGGCCGTCTGCGGTGCCGCGCATGGATTCTTTGCCATATGTGAAAGCCCTTTCCATACGATAGAATGGCCTCGCCTTCCGGAAGGTGGCAGGGCCTTGGCTAATTCACTGGCATTGGCAGTGATGCGGCGGCCGTCTCGGGTGCTCCTACACCAGAGGCGGCCGCCCTGTCTTTTACGTTGACGCCGAGGCGAGCGGCCTGAGCGCGATCGTCCGAAGAAATCGCCTTTACCCAGCGATCGGTTTTGACGGCCAGGCTGGATTCATCTTCGTCAGATCAACAGCCTTGACCGACCGGCTGAACGCGATCCAGGCCTTCGCGAGCGCGATCTCCGTATCCGCCGCTTCGTCGAGCGACACGGCCATCTGAAGCGGCGCAAGCGCGACACTCGCCTGTTCCAGCAACGCATCCCGTTCCGCTGAATTCATCGCAACAATCTGTTCACGCGTCGGCGGCGGCGGCTCAAGCAGGACCGGTTGTAGGCTGGTGTCCAGCGCCATGCGTCTCCTCTTCGATTGTCCGTCGAGCAGCATTTGCCATTCTTCATCCGTGATCTTGATCGCTGCCGCTCCTTCGGCCAGAGGGCTGATCTGGCTGTCGTAGAATCCGACGATGTTGCGCTGCTCATCATATGCCGCGTACTTTTGTCCCATAAATCCTCTCAATAGCCAAGCGCGATGTATTGAAGTGTCGTTGGCGCGTAGGCTGCAGAGCCCATCGACCGGCCATACGCGACAAACGAAGTCTTGCCGTTCGGGGTCGCCGCACACGGATTGCAAGCCGCGTATACGTCTACTGCGACGATGCGCATGCAGTCATTCGGGAATGCAATTGGAAACACCACCATATCGGCGTTGCCGGATGTCAGGTTCTGGACTCCCCACTGAATAATCAATCCACTCGGGAGTTCCTGGAACCCCACCGGTCCGAACCGCGCCCGGAGCGCCGTCGAATACCGGAGATTGGCTGTCGGTACTTCGATATTGATGTTCGATTTGTCCACCACAAACGAAAGCGCTTCACCCTGATTCAGCGTCAATGCATCGGGCAGCGAATTGGCAATTGCGATGAATTTCGCGGCCCCCTTGATCTTGAGCGTTGTCTGCGCGGCCTCCGTGTAGTTCGCATAGACAACCATCCGCGTTCCATCGACAAGTTCGTCAAAGTTGATGGTCTGCGTTGTACCGCCCTTGAACACGTAGACTTGCATGCCGGCCTGCGCAGCTCCAAGCGTACCGCTACTCGACGTGGTGTACGTGCCACGCAGGTTACCGCCTGCACGCTGCACAAATGCCGTCGTTGCAAGATTCGAGCTGTTGTCGAACTGCGGCGGCGTCGGTCTCGTCGGCGTTCCCGTGAAGACCGGCGAATCGATCGGCGCCTTCGAGGATAACGCGTTCGCTATTGTTGTCGCGAAGTTCGGATCGTCGCCGACCTGCTGCCTCAGAAAGCGCGTGCGGCCGCCGAGCTGCTTGGCCTGCCGGTTCGAAACTCCGTCCGGGCCACCCTCGACAGGATCGGAGGTTTCAATTTGATAGAGGTCTTCCTCCCATTGGGAAGACTCGACGAGCTTTGCCATTAACTGCTCCCGTGGTTGAACTGTGCGTCGTAGTGGGCGGCGCCGTTGTAGCGCACCGGAACGCTGCGATATTCGAGGCTGGCCAGCACGCAGCGCGCCGGCGCGAATGCCGCCAGGGTGGTGCGCAACAGAACGGCTTGATCGTTGGTGACGGCGCGATCAAGCAGGATGATGCGGTAGGCGGCCCACAAACCCGGATCGCCATGCACCATCCAGCCGTTGTAACGGTGCTTACCGTCGTAGGACACGCGCGCGATGCTCTCGATAAGTTCGACTTCACCGAAGCCCAGACGGCGAATGACATCGCGCACCGCCCACGGCGTGCCCTTGTAGCGGTGCAGCTCGATTGCCCCCTTGATCAGGGCACGTTTGGCTTCATCCGATTCGGCGAGATTCCAGCCGTCTTCGCCCATGACGGAGAACTGATCGGCCAGAAACGGCAAGGCCGAGGCATCGACACCGCCGATCAAATAAACCAGGAGCGGCGACAGGTCGATGTCGTCGAGCCGTTCAGTGAGCTTCGCGAATGCCCGAAAGCGCGCGTCCCTTGCCAGCGCGGGCGGCAACGACAGATCACCCATTCGCCGCTCCGATCGGTACGACGCTGACGCTCGTGCAGCGCGCCCATTCGTTTTCCGCGAGCACCCGCAGCTCAAGGCCGGGCAGTTCCACGTCATACACGCCGTGAATCTGGACGGCGGCGCTAAGTTGGCTCGGGACGATGTCGCGCCCGAGGCCGGCGCCGCGATCGACGCGATAGGCTTGCGCGGCGTCGCGAGCCGCTGCGATTGTCGTGCCGCGATCGGCATCCTCGTACAGCGTCAGGCGCGCGTCGATCGCATAGTCAACCGGCGTTGGCGCCAGCACTTCGACGTAATCGGTGAGCGGCCGTTTGCGCTCGTCGTCGAGGCTATCGCGCACGAGGCTCAGGATCGCGTCACTGGGCAGACCCGTGTCGACGAGCGGATAGACTCGTACGCATCCGGGCGGCACACCGTTGATGGACACCAGCCTGCCGTCACGCGTTGCCATCTGCGGACTCACGACGCCCACGTCTACAATCGATTGGTGCGCGCTTTTCGCATGGAACACGTAGGCGAGCCGCGAACCTGCTGTGCTGAATGCCTCAGGCGCCAGCTTGATCCGTTCGCGCAGGCGGTCGGTATCTTCTTCCTCGTAACCGCCGGTGCTGATCGTGGTATTGGCCACCGTCACGTCAACGTCGCCCAGGTCGTCGACCAGCGAGCCGAGTTGGCCCGGCTGCCAGCCATTTCCAATCACTCCCGTTGTTTCACAGGTCGCGGCCACATCGATCGACGACTGACCGGCGATGAGCGTCACGTCGACGTCGGTCGCGAATAAAACGGCGCCATCGCTCGTCTCGACACGCGTGCCGGCGGCGATCAGCAGATTCGACGGCAGTGCCACATCGATCGAGAAACGAATGATCGTCTTCGCAGGCTGTGCCGGCAGCCGAGTCACGCCGACTAGTTCGCCGAGATAGTCGATCATCGGCGCCCGCGCGAACGCGACGAGGTTCTGTTTCGCGGCCTCCTGGATACCGACACGAACCAGCGTCTCACGATACGCGATGATGTCGACCAGGACGCGCTCGACCTGCGCCGGATACAGCGTCTTGCCCGTGCGCGCCTCGTAATCGGCGACGATGTCGGCGGTGATCGCTTCGGGATCGCGATCGATGAAGTTTGGCTCGGCCAGCGTCATCGTGACACCTCCGTCTCACGGATCACGCCGTCAGCGAGACGCCACTGGACCCGGATCGTTTCACGCGACTCGGCGATCGAGGGAATGACGCGCACGACCTCGCACCGTGGCTCCCAGCGGCGGATTGCGTCGACCGACTCACGCACGACGTGCGGCGTCGCGCGATCGATCGGCATATCGAGGTACAGGTAGAGCCTGGAGCCGAACTCGGGGCGATGCGGGTCGCTACCTTGTGGCGTTCCTAAAATCAGACGGATCGCCTGATCGATGTCGGCCACGCCCTCAACAACGCCGTCGCCGTTGAGAGCGGGCTGCCAATGGACGGAGGTGATATCTGAGAGCTGTGTCATGTGCCGATGTTGCCGCGCAACCCGACGAAAGGCTATTAACGCCGCTTAAAAGCTCAGTGGCTATGATGATTTGAGTTGCCGCCCGAGTCCATGATCGAGCCTGTCGCGCTTACGTCGCCGTCGATCCTCACGCTACCCGTCAACATGGCGCCGTCACCACCTGACCCGGCCATTCCGCCCTGGTAGGTCAGCTTACCTTTGACCGTGGCGTTGCCGGTGAACTCAGTCTCTGGCGAATCGACCGTGACTTTCTCGCCAGCGCGCAGCAAGACTTTCGCCGTCGAATCGACGATCACTGTCCGCATTCCTGAGCATGTCAGCGTATGGGTTTCGCGATCATATTCGAGCGCCGCGCCGTCCTTGAAACGCACGACGAACTTGTTCGGATCGGTTACCGACGGCCGGTCGGCGTCGGAATAGACGGCGCCCACGATGACGCCATCTTCGCCGCGGCTGTCGAGCAGCACGGCAACCTGCTCGCCGCTATCGTAGGTCCAGCACACCTGATCGGCCAGGGTTTTCGGGTACGCGATCGGTAGCCACATCGTGCGCATGTTGCCGAGGTCGGTCAGCCGTACGCGCGCGAAACCAGGCTTTGAGGCACTGACGGTGCCGAACTTGATGGTCGCGCCGAACTCGTCGAGCGTCTCGTTCATGTCTTCCTGCCTTTCGGTGCAACGGATGTCGTTCCAACCACGCCGACATCCCCGTTTGCCGTCACGCCATACACCTGGAGCCCTCTGGTGGGCTTCTTCACGGTGCCGTTACGCTTGCCACCCCGGACGACGATCGCCGAACGCTTTAGCTCGACTTCGGTTTGGTAGCCACCGCCCCGATCGAGACGATGTCGTGCCGACTCGATCAGATACTTGCCGGACAGCTTGCCGAGCTCAAGCAGCTCGATGGATGTGCCTGCAGCCAGTTTCGTATTACCGACCACTTCGATCGAGCCGCCTGTCTGTTTGAGGTTCGCTCGGTCAAGTGCCGCGCGTGCCTTCGTCTGGAGCGTGGCCTTCGAGCTGGCGCGCGCGGATAGCCGCAACGTATCGCCGCTCGCCGACCGTTCGGACGATTTCCGCTTACCGGCCGCCACCTCGGATTGACCGACGACACCCACGGAATCGCCGGTGACGCCATAGACGACGAGTTTCTTCGTCTTCGGGTTGTGATAGCCGACTTTGGCCTGCGCGTAGACGTCCTTGATCTTGTCGCGAAGGCGGATCGATTTCAGGTCTTCGCGCTTGAACTGCAGGACGGCATCCGCGCCGCGTAGGTCCGCGAGTTCGCTGAAAATGAGCTTGCTGCCGGCGATCTTGAACGCATATCCGTATTCACGGGCAAGACGCGTCAGGAATGCTACATCCTGCTCCTGATACTGCGTGACCCGATCGATACGAATATCCCGAATACGGCCCGTGAGCGTCAGGTGGTTTCGCTTGGCGACGCGCGCCGCGATCGTGGCCAGCGTCGTGTGCTCGTATGCCCTGGCCGTGCGGCTGCGAACCGAAGCTTTCACGCCCGTGCCGAGCCCGTGAATCGTCACGGTCGAGGGTGGCGCGTCGAAACCGATTTCGTCGATCTCGAAGCGGCCGCACGCAAGCATCGGCGCACCCGTATAGCCGATCTTCAGCGTCAGCGCGTCACCTTTGCCCGGATACCATGCGTCCAGCCAGCGGCCGTCCGTGTCCTCTAGCATGACCTCGATCTCGTCGGATTGATCCGACAGGAAGTCGGTATACGCGATCGAGACCACGTAGGGCGCGATGTCATTCGTGATGGTCTTGCGCTCGTAAACCAGCGTGAAGGTGGGTTGGGGAACGTCGCAGGTCGACGTCGTCGTATCGCTCATCGCAGCCACGGCGGCAGTTCCTCATCAGGTACGTCGTCGACAGTGACGACCGGAATCGACAGCGCAATGCCGCTTGGGAGCCGTGGCGTAATCGGCACGCTCGGGTTCGCGGCGATGATGCGCTCGTACACAAACGGGTCGCCGTAATAGCGATAGGCGATTTGATCCCACCGTTCGCCTTCTGTTGTGATGTGAGTCAGATACATCAAATCCTCCGCGTTGCAACTTGCGCGGCTAGTTTGCTGAGACTCGGTGCGGCCGAACTCAGTGTGTTGCTCGCCGTTGCAAGCTGTCCAGCAGCATGATCGATCGCGCCAGTGATCGTTCCGGCCGTTGCGTTCGCCAGCGGGCCTTGCGCTGATCGAACCGCATCCAACGCGGTGTTGCTGGCGCGCAGGATGTCGGCCGCATCGGGAATCTGGTCGGTCAAGGATGCGAGCGCTGGTGACAGCTTTGCCAAGGGCGCCGCCGCTTGCTTGATGTTGGTTAGCACACTCGAAGATCGGCTCAACGCGGAAAGCGGATCGCCCTTGAGTTTCTGGACGACCCTAATCGCGTCGACCGCAACGCGCATTGCAGACTGCGCCTGATTCGTCCAGGTCACGGCTTGCTGGATCTCCCTCCTGGTGGCCTTGAGAGCCGACGTGACGCCGGAGACCGTTTGCGCGGCCGCTGGCGGCAGCTTAGGCTGCACAGCCGGCCGCTTGAGTGGGTTCTTCTTGTCGCCGACGAACTCGCGCAGCGTTATGCTCGCTTCGAGTGCCAGCACCGTTCCCGACGTATCGGTCTGCTTGCTGGACGCCTGAACCTCGGTCAGCACGAACCAGCCCTTGTAGTCGCCGTTACCGAACACCAGCGCCATTGCCCGCTTTGCTGATAGCGCGGCGCGCAGCTTGCCGAGTTCGGCCTCGGGGTCACAGAACCGATAATGGAACGACAGCTCGATCCGTATCTCGTCCAGCTTGTCAGCGATCCTCTGCAGGCGCGGCTTGCCTTCCAGTAATGCATGCTCGGCATAGTCGGTGCCGAATGTTGCGTCAAACCCATCGAAGTAGCCGATCAGGTCGAACTCGATATCGCCAAGAATCGCGAACACGTCAGCTCCCGTAAGATCGGCGCGCGCGTTGCGCGAGCAGGTTGTCGAGCATGCGCTCAAGTTCGCGCAAGGACAGGCCGAGCGCCTGATTCACTTGCTCCTTGACGCCGGCGGGCGAGTTGCCTTGAACCGTGATCGTCGGCGAGAAATGAACCGTCATCCTGGAGCCGGCCACCGAAGCACCGGTCGGCACGCCCCCACGAGCCGCATTGATGCGCTGCATGGATGCCGCGGCGGCAGCTCGTGTCGCCATACCAGCGGCCGCACGCGCAGCGATCGCGGACGACCGCCCGATGCCGATCGCAGCGCCCTGTGCGATGTTGTCGCCGTACCCCATGAACACACGGGACGGCGACTTGATCCCCAGCGTGTTCGCGAACCACGCTTTGACGTTGCCACCGAACTCCAGCAGCGTATTTTTCGCGGCCGTGAAGCGGTTGCGGATGCCAATCACGAGGCCGTCGATCAGGTGCGAACCGAAACCGGTGAAGGTTTTCGGGAGCCCGATGCCAAACCAGCGCATGACGCCCGCGAACGCGCGATAGAACAGACCGAGCGGGGACCAGTTGATGATCATCCGCATGACGCTACCGATCCCGCCCGCAAACGCGGTACGAATCGAACTCCAGATACTCCCGAAGAATTGCTTGATCGGTGTCCAGTAGCGATAGATGAGATACGCACCGGCAGCGATCGCGGTGATGGTGATACCAATCGGGTTGAGCATCAACGCGCGCCCCAGCCAAAGCACCGTGCGGCCGGCCAGCATCAGCCCACGCACCAGCTGTCCGCCCAGGACACGACCGAGCAGCGTGCCACCCTGGACGAGCAGCCGCAGCGGGCCGACGATCGTCATCAGCATGCCCTGGCCGAACGTGACCAATGCGCGGCCAACCGCCAGCGCGCCGCGCCCGAGCCCCATAAACAGACTCCCGGCGCGTCCGATTCCCGCCGCCAGCTTGCCGGCTGTTCTTGCGCCCATGCCGAAAATCTGAAACACGGTGGAAAGGCCCGAGCCGCCGCCGATCAACAGCGTACGAAACAGCGTCCACTTCGCCCCAACAGTCGTTAGTGCCGTGCCGACCATGTTCAGCGGTGACTTGAAAAAGAAATTCAGAATCCAGCCGGCGCCCAGCGTTGCGACTTTCATGCCCACTATCGCGGAGGCAAAGCCGACTGCGCCGCGAATCAAACCGGGGTGGGCAGCAGCGAACTGTCCGATACGCTGGATGAGCGGCGTAACCGCATTCATCAGGTCCGTGAGCGTCGGCAAAAGTGCATTGCCGACCTTGATTCCGAAGTCCGCGATTTGAGTCCGAAAGCGCCCCCAGGAGACGGTCGCCAGCTCGGCGCGCCGCGCATAGTCCCGGTCGATCGTACTCAACGCTTGCTTGCCGCCCATCTCCTTCTTGTCCTGCTGGTATTTATCCCAGCCCTGGCGCATGGCGAGCAAGTGATTGATGGTCTGGATGTCCTGGAAAACGTCGTTCAGACCAAAGCTCTCCATCAGCTTGCGCTGCGCCTCTTCGTCGCCCTTGGCGCCGGCCGTCTTCCATTGCTTCATGAATGCGTCGCCACGCGACGCGATGAACTTCTGCGCGATCAGCAAAGAACCTTCGTAGCTCGAATAGCCGCCCGCCACAAGGTTGGACATCGACTTCTGATAATCGACGCCGGCCTTCTTGTAAGCGACGATCGTCGTCTTCGCATTCATGTGCGATAGCCAGTTGCGCAGGTTAGTCACGGCTTCGTCGCCGCTGCCGGCCCCTTCGCGGCCGACCTCGAGGCTCGCGATAATCTGCGTCAGCGCGTCCTGGCCTTTGATGCCCTTGGCCGCGAACGCCGCAGTCATTTCAGGTAGTGCCTTGGCCATGTCCTTCAGCTCGAACCGGCCAAGCTTGCCGCCGTAGGCAGCTCGATTGAACGCCTCCTTCAACGCTGCGTTGCCCTTGATCCCCAGCGTTTCCGTGAACGAATAAACCATGCCGGCGAGATCCTTCATGTCAGCGTTCGTCGCTGTCGCCACGCGGCCGAGAAGGCTTGATTTCCGGCCGGCTTCCCGCGCGTCCATGCCGGCGGCAACCAGCGTACCGACGCCTTCCAGGATGGCATCGTGGCCCTGACTCGTCGTGACCGCCGCCTGCCGCATGGTTTCGCCGATCTGAAATTCCTCGTCTCGCGTCAAATTCCCGGTGATCGCGATGTCGCGCAGCCCGGCCTCGAAATTGGCCGCCCGTTTCACAGCACCGATGACAGGTGCGGCCGTTGCGACTGCTGTCGCATAGGTACCGAGCATTTCCGAACTGAGTGTCTGGCGTTGCTCGCGCAGCGCGGCGCCACGCGCCAATCGGGTCGCAAGCGCGGCCTGCTTTATCTGCACCTGATCGATGGTCCGCCCCAAGCGCTCGTACTGACCGCGCAGTGCGGCGATGTTGCGCATCGGATGCGAAATCGCCCGTGCCATAGTTTGGCCGAGCCGAGCATGCTTGGCTCGCAGCTCGTCGGTGACGCGCCCAAGGCTGTTCAAGGTGGTTCGCGTGCCGGAGAGTGCGGCGCCGAAGCTACCGAGTAACGTCGCACCGATCTTGACGCCAATATAGAACTCGCTTGCCATACCCTCACCGGAAAGTTACGATCCGCGCATGAACATCTCGTCCGTTGCCGAAGGCATTGCCTACACCGTGATCACAATCGCGGGCGTCGTGCTCGGTGTCTGGTTGCTCATCGAATTGCCTTGGTGGTCCGTGCCGATCATCTTCGGCATCGTCGCTTTTTTTGCAATCGCGTTCCTCGGGCCGATCGTCGTGGTCGGCTCGTACCTCATCGCTGCCGTGATCAAGGCCGTCGTCTGGCTTGTCGGCCGACTGGGCCGCCGAGCGGCCTGAGATCACGACTCCATTGTTGTGCCGCTCTGGCGCTTGAGTTCCCGCTCGGCGGCGTCGACCCAGTACCAGTAGTCGTCCATATATAGATCGGCAATCTCGGACGGCTGAATCTTCAACACCACCAGCAACACTTCATCCAGCGGCCGCAGCGCCGCGTCCAGCGTCGGTGCCGGCTCGCGCTGTTGCGGATCGTTGGACGCTCGCATCTGCGGCGGCATCCCGTCCCTCAACCAGGCTGCGAAAGGCATCCGTGAGTTGCTTCGAATCGGCGAGGTCGAGTTCGCCGATATCTTCGATCGCGAGCCCCGTCAGCCGCGCCATCAGAAAATCTTCCTGTTCGCCCGGATCGTCGCTGAATTTCGCCGCGGCCGCCATATCCTTGCGCTTGCCGCGGCGTAGCGTCAACGTTGAGATCGTTTCGCCAGCCACGCCCTTGAAGGGAAACTTCAGTGTGATCGCCATGATGTGCTCCAGAGGTGGGAGAGCACATTGTCGACCGCCTGTCGCCGATCGCGATTTGAATGCAAGTCAAAAAAAGACCCGCAGAAGCGGGTCAAATCCGAGAAGTTGAGAATGACGCGATGTGGTTAGCCGCCAATGTTGGCGCGGAAGTCGGCGAGCATGTCTTCGCCGTTGACTCGGAAGATGTTAGCCAGATAATCCAGCTCCAGCACTTCCTCGCCATCGATGACCTGCTTGATGTAGGTCGCGCCGAACGCGGAGCTGAAATCGGCGTTCTCGTGCTGCTTGTATGTGCCGAGCGGATTCTTCTTGAACATCACGGTCAGGTACGTCACAAGACTGACTTCCTGCACACGGCCCTGCGCACCGTAGGTCTCGATACTTGAGCGGCATTGCAGAGGCACGGCCCGAAACGGATTTGCCATCGTTTTCGCCACGTCGGCATAGAGTGAGTTCCACTTGATCTCGCCCTCGAGCTTGTCCAGGCCGCCCGGCAGCTCGACTTTGCCGATCATGCCGAGCGCCTTGTGCTCGGCCATGATCGCCTGGACGTCGGGCAGCTTGATTTCCTCGGCCTTGCCGAGCATTGAATTGTTGCTCAGATACACGTTGGCGTTCGTGATCCGGTTGATTTTGACGCCACCGGCCATGTCAGTTACCTCCCTTCAAAGTGAGCAAGTACTCCGCGGTGATCTCGGTCTCGTAGGTCAATCGTTCGAGCGGCGGCGGCACCGTGTACTTGTAGTTGATGAGCAGGTGGCCGGCCGACAGTTCGTCCTTCGGGTTGCGCGCCGGATCGAACCATGCCTTGAAGCCGAGCAGCGCGCCGTCGCCGATCAGCTTTCGGCCGAAGCCGTTCACCGACTCGACGAGCGAGTCGATCAGCGCCTGATCGATCGGCATGTCGATGAATTGCTGGCTGAAGTACCGCAGCGATTCGTTGATCACGTCGCCCGTGCGTCGCACGTTCTCGAAGTTGCGCATGTGCGTGACGGTCGGCCATGCCGCGGTGCGGTTGCCCCACAGGCGCAGGCCCGAGCCGAACGAGCTGAACACGGTCGTGATGCCCTGTTCGTTAAGCAGGTTCACATCCGACTGCGGATCGTCGATCATCGCTGACAGCGGCCGCTCAACGCCAGTGATGCCGACGAGCTGCTGATTCGAGCTGGACCACCAGTAGCCCTTGTCCAGGTCGACACGTGCGCGCAGGCCCGCTGCGCGCGACGAGAGCGGCTCCAGGCGTTCGGCGTTGGTCGCGGTGTCGTACACCTTCACGTGCGGATAGCAAAGGCGCACGCGATCGCTCGACGTATTGAAGTTGATCGTGCCTGCCGGCCCGCGTCCTGCCAGTACCTGCGCGAGCGTGGTGGCGATCGGCGCGTCGACGTAAGCGATCGCGCCGAGCTGGCCGGCCATCGCCTCCAGCTCGACGGCAACCGAGTTCTGCGTACAGTAAGCCGGTGCGATCAGGATCTTGGCGAAATAGCCGTACAGGTTGTACGTATCCTTCAGCGCCTTCATGCCCGTGCGCATGCCGGCGGCATCTACCGCGCCGATGATGTCGGCAGCCGTGACTTTCGTCGGGTCTGCGTAGTCGTAGCTTGCCTTCGCCGTCGCACCGGCCGGGATCGTGCTGGTCTTGGTCCGCGTGATGCTGCCGTTGACCAAGTCAACGACGTAGTCGGTGCCTTCGCGGTACGTCGCGCTTCCGGAAGCGTTCTTCAGCACGAGATTCGCTGCGGCCGGATGCGCGAGCTTCGCGCTGCCCGTCGCCGCGTCAAACGCGACAGGCTCGCTCGGCGCGGTGCTCGTGTGGACCGCCGGATCGAGCACATTAATCACGATCGCCGTGCCGCTGCCATAGTCGTAGACCGCGTCGAGCGCTTGCGGGATCGTGAAACCCGCGAGCTGTGGCCCAAACTGTGCGGCGTCGACATCGGACAGCGACTGCACCGGCGTATTGACCGGCCCGATCGGCGCCGTGCCGATTAGGCCGATGACGGCTGACTTCACGACCTTGACGGGCCGTGATCCAGTGTCCTTTTCAATCGTTTCGACGCCGTGCAAGTAGTTTGCCGCCATCTCTCAGACTCCCTTCACGGCGACCGCGTTTGCGGCGGTCTTCGGTTGGTCTTTCGGCACGCTGGGGCGCGCGGGCTTGGTCGACGGCGCTGCGGCCGGCTTCAGATAGCCCATCGCGAGCAGCGTCGCTGTGTACTCGTGGTCTTCGGGCAGCTCGACGTCTGCGCCCGTATGGAGCATTACTTCCTGAACGTCTTTGCCGTCCTGCAGCGTGACGCCGCTAGTCGGTCCGCTGTACTGGTATTTCACGATTCCTCCTCGTAGGTAACTTGCGTCAACAGCGGTCCGTTGTTCGGTTCCGCATCCTCGACAATCACGGCAACCGCCGAAAACTCGATCACGTACTGCCACAAACCGTCCGCTTGCCCGAGAAACTTGTCGTTGACGGCCGCAAGCTTCTTGCAGTCCGGTGGGCGGAAACCCAGCAGAGCAGTCCGCACGTGATCGAGCACGTCGATGGCGCCGCCGCGGCCGTTAAGCTGACGCAGCACGATCGCAACCGCGAATTTCACACGCCGGGGCTGAACGATCATGTTGATATCGGCAGTCGCGTCGTACTGGCTGCCCGGATAGCTGATCAGCAACGCGCCGATTGGATGGTTGAGGCGGTAATCGTCAGGGCGCTCCGGGAAGTACTCCGTCGCCAGCGCCGGCAGCTTGACGCGTAGCCTCGCGACGACGGCATCGACCATCTCAAGCGTTGTCGCCATCAGTAGCGCTCCAGCAAGTCCGATCCGAACTCGCGGCGCCGCGCACGGACCTTCATCTCGCCCGGCTCCGGCGTCGCGGCACCGCTCGGATCGCCGATCGTCAACTTGTTGTCACGGATCTTTTCGAGCATCTGCATGGAAGCTTTGAAGGTCTGCGATACGGTCTCGGGCAGGCCGGCGCCTTCGGGCCGACGCGCATACAGCCAGTGCCGAGCCAGATTGACCGTGACGTCCTTGATGACCGTCGGCACGGGAGACAACGGCAGGTCGTAGCGCCCGCGCAAATGCGCGTCGATGATTTCCTCTGCTTGGCGCACGGCGCTTTCGACGATGTTGGTGTTGATCGTCGTCGCTGGCGGCGTGCCGTAGTCGACAGGCGTGTCGTTCGTCAGCTCGATCAGCGTCCGCTCGGGCACGGCTGCCTGCAAATCGAATAGCGTGCAGTAACGCACGTCAAATCCCCCGCAGGATGCGGATCACGTCGCCAGCCGCCGTCGCCGCGTCGAGCGCGTAGCCGTTGGATGCGCCATCCGTCTTCGGAATGGCTTGGCCGGCGGCATCGGACTGGACCTCCGCCTCCACTTTGATCGGGGCGCCGGCCATCACGAGGATCGAACCGAGCAGGTTGACCGGTGCCTGCTCGCCGACGCCGGCGCTGGTTTCGGCAACGCCGAGCGCCTTCGCGCCGGCTGCGCACACGCCACCATCGAATCCAACGAACTGGAAGCGATTCAGGCCGGCCGTGGCAGTAATGGACGTGGTAAGGATTGGTTGATGCGTGCTCATGGTCATGTCCCATTCAGGTAAGCCTCGCCCGTAAGCGAGGCACGATCAGTAGGAGATTGCAGCCGCGTGATCGATCAGCCGTTGACGCCCGTGATCAGATAGCCGGCGTCCGCGCCAAGCAGGTACGGACGGAAGATGTCGGTGTTGCGCACCAGTTCGAGCTTGCCGCCTTCGACGCGCGTGTCGACCACGGGATTTCCTTTCTTGCGCAGCGTGTAACCATAGGCCGGCTCGTATGGCGTGCGCGGCTGGCTGCCGCGCTGCAGCGGGACGTAGGCGAGCACGATGTTGGCGCCCCAGATGTCGTTGAAGCGGTCGCGGTCATCCGCGTAGATTGCCTCGCCGACCACGATGTTTCCGACCTCAAAGATTTCCTTCAACAGGTCGACAGTGACGATGCCCTTCATCGAATACTTGATCTTCTCGACGAGCTGCCGGTGGTTCTTCAGTGTTTTGTAGGCCGAGGCACCGATCACCATCGTGTTCGGCCGGCGTCCGATCTTCATACGGATCGCTTCCTTGCCGTCTTCGACGATACCGATTGGATCGCTTTTGTCCGCCGTGAAATTTTCAGCGGCTGTGAGCTGCTTCTTGTTGCCCGCGGCATAGCTGGCCAGGTTCTGTGCGATGTCTGCGATCATCTTCTCCCGGCGCAGTTGAATCGCGTCGCCCGTGGTCTGCACGGCGGCTTGTTCCAGCGGGAACGCCGATTCCTGGTCTTCGCGGTAGTCGATCGGATACTCCAGGTCGTGCTCGTCGAGGATCACGTCGACGGCATCCGGGTCTTTGGGATTCATGCGATTCGAATTCGCACGCAATGCGCGTTCGGTCTTGTAGAGGCGGAACGATTCCTTGCCGAACTTCGGAATCTTGCCGCCTTCCTTTTCCACTTCGACGACTGGCATCAGGTGCTGACCGATGAATTCGGCGTTCGTATAGCCGATTGCGAGGTTCGTCAGCACCGGGTCGACGATTCGCAGTTTTGAGAGACGTCCCATCATTTCTCCTGGCTCGATGGCCTTTCCAATGGCTTGCGCCGGTTGTCAGCGGATCACCGCGTTGGCGGCCGCCGCGTAGTCGACGCTGTGCTCGCGCATGTACGCGCGAATGCGCCCGTCCAGTTCGACGCGCTTCGGATCGACGTTCTCGCCGTAATCAACCGTGTCGGCGCTTGCCGCGGCCACGCCGGCACGCTCGCGCGTGGCGTGCTCGCTGAAGTCAACGACCTTCGGCAGTTCACCGAGGAACGACCGGAATGCGCTCGCCAGCGGCTGCTTGGCGTCGCCTTCGCCGAACTCGAACGGCTCGCGCGCGGCGAAATCGAGCACCGCGACGACTGCATCCTTGTGCTTCGGCGCGAGCGTGCCGCCGCCGACGAGCTGCTCCGCATACGACACATGCTCGTCGTGGCGACGTTCATCCGCCGCCTTGCGCTCCTGCGCCCGTGCTTCGGCGAGCTGCTGCTTGAGCTGGGTGTTTTCGGCCTCCAGGGTGGCCATTTCCTCGGGGGTCACTGCGGCATTCTCCTGCTGAGTGGTGAGTAGTGCGGTGGCTGGCTGGCGTTCCACGAACGCGCTGGGCGGCGTGTCGTCCTGCCGTGCGGTGTCGCGCATCGAATCGATTTGCCAGTCGGGAATGACCTGGTCGGCCGTGTCCTGGCCGAACTGCGTTAGCAGCCACTCGCGCAGGCGGCGCCAGAGGCCCGCATGGAGCTCTTGGCCCCAATCGCTGAACTCGACGACGCCTTCGTCGCCGTCGCTGAAATTGACGTCGCGCAGCCCTTTAAGGGCTGGCGGCTGGGCGCCTAGAAAGCCGACGTGGCGCAGGTAGTAGACGCCCGGCACCGGGTTGTGCGGCGAATCAGGGTGGTAAAAGCTGGCACTGACCTTCTTGTAGCGCCCGGCGTCGACGAGTTCGGCGAACGCCGGATCGACTTGGGCGGGTTCGGCCTGCAGGTTGCCGGCCGACGCAGAAAGCGATGCGACCCAGCCCCAGGCCGGTGCGTTGTCCCGAGGGTGGCCGATGACGATCGGCGCTTCGTGCCGCTTCGGATCGTAGGCCGTGGCCGTTGCAGCGAGGTCCGCCTCGGCGAATTCGAGCACGCGACCGCTCATGTCGGTCTGCGTGCCCGCTCGGAAGATATGGATGGGTTTCGCGTTCATGGCGCCCATCATCGGGCGATGAACCGAACAGGTCTTTTAATCGGATTTACGATTGCACATAGCAGCGACGCCCAATCAGGGGACGCAGTGGGCTTGAGGCGCTCCCATAAAGCCTTTATAAAACTTTATGAGGGGATGCGAGGGGCAGGTGGCTAGCGTTGCATGCCCAGGGCAATTCGAAGGCCCACAGCGGCGACACGCGTGTCGGCAGGTTAGCGGCGGTTCGCTGCGTCCATCAGATGGCGCAGGATCGTATCGAGTACCGGCGTGATGGCTTCGGGTTGCAGCTCGCCGTCGGCCGTCACTGGCAACCACGGCCGGCCCGGAATCGTCACCTTCAATCCGAGGCCGGCTTGCCCGCCGAAGTGCTGGATGGCCGCGTACACTTTGTTGCTGCCGATTGCCGAGTAGTCTTCGCCGGAATCGGTCGTCATCGATGCCGCCATCTGCCCGCTGTCTTGCAGAATCATCAGCCCGGACTTGCGGCGCGATGCGGCCGCGGTCAACTCGCCGTTCTTCTTGTACGCCTTCTTGCCTCCAATGCGCATCTGGACTGTCGCGTCTGACAATGCCTGCCAGCGCGGCCGCCCTTGCGCGGCAAAGTTGTCTTCGGCGACCATCACTAGCGTCTGCGCGATCTTGTGCATCGCGCCAGCTTTCTCGTGGCCGGCCTGCTCAAGTTGGAGTAGGCGCGCGCGCAGGACCGAGTCATCAATCTGGATTTTCACGAAATCACTCATTGCAATTCCCTCCGGGCGATCGCGCCAAGATCGCCCGTATACCGTGACAAGTCGGGTCGCCATGCCGCGGCGCCCGGACTGTAGCTCCAGCCAACATCCGGAGAAACAACAATCTCGCGACGCGTGACTGGATCGACGGCGCGGAATGTGGCGACTTCGCGCATCTCGCCGGTTTTCTCGCTGACCAACTTGAGCGTTTTTCCAAGGCGATTTCCCGACGACTCCACCTTGATGCCCCGCACGACGATCTCATCGTGCGACAGCGCGACCGTACGGCATCGGCAGCCCCAACCATTGGGAGGATAGAACGACTGCCAGAACGGATCGTCGTACCGGAACACCTGACCATTCATCGCTCGATGACTTGGGCGCGTCCGGCTGTCGAGGATCGCCACGTACATCCAGTACGGGCGATCGTCGACGTTCGCCATTTGCCCGGCGTAGCGGCCCGCCATGTAGGCGGTCTGCAGGTTCGTTCGGTAGATCGTCTGTAGGCGCCACGGGCTGCCGAGCTGAACTTCGGTGATCTCGCCCGTGTCCTGGTCGACGTGTTCCTGCTTTCCCCACCAGCCCTTCGATTGCAAGATGGGCGTCAGTTCCTTGGCGAACCACCGGAGCGTCTTACCCTCGCTGATCGCGGTTTCGACGGCGTTTCGAATGTCCTGCAGAATATCCAGGCGCGTCACCTTCGCCACCGTGAACGCTTTCGCCTGGGCGTCCTGCCAGAGCGCCTCCCAATCCCAGGTGATCGTGTAGCCCTTGCTGCGCAAGTACTCGATCGCCTTCTTCGGCGGGAGCTTCATGCAGTAGCCGAGATCGACCGCTTCAGGCATGGAGGCGCCCCCACAGGTTCGCCACGAAGATCGCGCGGGCAAGGCGCTCTTGCAATGCGTTGGCGTCGAGGTTCGGATACAGCTCGGCCAACATGCCAAGCAGCTCGTCGGCGCTCGCGCCGTTCGCAATCCGCTTGAGAAGTGGGGCGATCAGCGCCTGTGCGTCGGCATTCAAATCACGTGCCGAAAGCGTGTTCAGCGCCGCGTCGAGCGCGTCCTGGTCGGGTGCTTCGAATTCCGCGAAGGAGGCAGCGCCTACGGCGTCGACGGCGGACACCGGCCGCGGCCGCTCGTCCAGGTCGCCGTCCTGCAGGTTGTACGCGCGCTTGAAATATGCCGACGTGAAGCACGCGCCGGCGCGCGTGAGCTTCTCGTCGCGGCCGGCCTGGATCTCGTCGACCGTCTCCTGCGCCCACATTGAAAACGTCGGACGCGGTCCAGCGAAGTTCGCCTCGCAGATCCAACGGATCAGCATGTTCAGCGCTTCGGTCACGATGGCGGCGTCCCCGTCACGGATGTCGTCCGTCACTTCGAGCCCAGCCTGTGCCGATGCGCGAGTCGAGTCAGCCTCCGTCGTCTGATTCTGGCCGAGCAGCGCGATGGATACCTCGCTGCGGCAGAAGTGCATCAGTTTTTCGTAGACGTCGGCGCTTGCGGCCTTGCCCGACGCTTCCTCGATCGTCACGCTGGAATCGTTCGGCACAACCGCTACTGCGTCCTGCACCATCTGATCGAGCGAGTCGAGCAACGCGTCGCGCTCGGCTTGCGATGCGCCGCGCGGGTGCTTGCCGATCACCCACGGTGCGCCGTACTTTTCTGTGAACTGCACCCAAAACTTGAGGCCGCCTTTCTTGAACACGGTCGGCCAAAACACATCGACAGGTCGGCGAAGCCGTAGGGATTCTCGTAGGTTGCGTCCTGGCGCGGCACGAGAAATTGGCGCGGTGGCACCGAGTCGCCCTGGATGCGGTTCTCTTTCGAACGAAAGCGCAGTTGGTTGTCGACGTCATAGACGAACCAGTCGGCGGGTTTGGCCAGTACGTCGGTCGGCACCCAGAGGCCACCGAGCGGCTTCCAGAGGATCTCCATCGGCTGATAGCCGTACAGCACCGCGTCGAGCATCTCGGTGATGATGCGAGACATGTCGAGGTCGGCCAGCATCGACTCGACCGCCCGCGCGACGCGACTTTTGGCATGACCGCGATCGATGCCGAATTCCAGCGCCTTGACGGCCGCTTTGCGGCGACGCACGCAGCCGCCGACGTGTGCGTCGGCGCGCAGGTCGTGGTAGACGCGAATGTCCTTGCCTTGTGCCTTCAGGATCGGGTCCGGATTCGGCAGATACAGGAACATACCGGACGAGAAGAACGCGGCGCTGCGCTCGCGCGTGGCGATCTGTGCCGACAGCGGCCGCGTCGGCTCACCGAACTTCACGAACTCAGTGGGGCTGACCCACAAACCCTTGCTCATGCGTAACCCTCGGTCATTCGAACACTCGCGCGGCGCCGGCGCGATTGAACCGTGACCGGCCCGGTGTTCAGTTCGCGGCTCGCGAAATATGCCAGCGCCACCGCGACGGCGGCGTCGCCGTGGCGTTTGCCTTCGTCTTGGCCAGTCGTGCGCGTCTCCGGGATGCGTGCTACGCCCTTGATCACCTGCACGGCGCGCAGGTCTGCGAGCACGTCGGCATCTTTGGGAAGGCCGTCGAGCGTGCCGTCTTCGAGCGCAGCCTTGACGGGCGGCATGTGCTCTCGATACCACGACTCCGAGAGCATCACCTGCTGGATGCGTGACGCACCGTATCGCTGCATCGCGACTTCGGCGAGGTACTGGCCGTTGCCGCGCGCATCGAATGCGCCGCCAGTGAAGCGAGGAAGCCGGTCGAGCAGGTAAAAGGCGATTTGCTCCTGCTGCCGGAACGGCACATTGCGCAGTTCGACGATGAACGGCACGCGGCGAACCAGGTTCTGCTGCTCGATCAACGGCACGTGGACCGTCAAATCGCCAGTTCGCCCGAAGTCTTCGCCGTTGTACGAGCGGGCGTCGGGCGGGAGTGCCGTGAGTAGCGGACTGAGCGTCGCGTCGAGCCAATCGCGACAGTCCGCTGTGCGGATGTGATCGGGAAGCACCTCGAAACCCGGTTTGCAGGCCCAGCGCAACACGGGCGTGTCTGCCGACATGCGCGACTCGATCAGCGCGCGCGACAGCCAAGCGCCGCCGCTGTTCTTCGGTACACAGTCAAGCTCTTCCTCGGCGTCGGCACCATACGACGCGCGGATATCCTTGACCCAGCCGGCTTCACCCTCAGCTGTCCAGGTTTCGCCCTTGCGCAAGCAGATCCGCTGGTAAAGCCCGTCGCGAACCGCATCGGCGAACGTGATGCGATGCAGGCTGTACGGCTTCTTGCCGGAGCGCACATCCATGACCAGCTCGTTGAATGCGTTGTCGACGCCGTCATGCGTCGAAATGATGTGGACCTGACCGCCCCACATCAGCAGCGCCATCGCCGCCTTCAGCAGCTCGCCGAGCTGGTCGTGGAACGCGGCTTCGTCGATGATCACGCGGCCTTGCTTACCGCGTAGGTTTGACGGTCGCGACGACAACGCTGTCACGCGAAAGCCCGAGGCGAAGCGGATCACGAACGCGAGAATCGACTTGTCGCCATCCTTGTCTTGAAACACTTCTTCAGTTTCCTCGATCTCATCGGCCGCGAGGCGGTAGAACTTGGCCCAATCGGCGCAGTCCCGGATGAACTCCTGCGCCATGTCCTTGTTGTAACCGACATACCAAACGTCCATGCCGCGCTTGCTGGCTGCCAGCAGCGCCGAATCGGCCGCTTCGCCCCATGTCAAACCAACGCGGCGTGACTTCTCGCAGACCTTGACGGGCGATGCGTCGGCGCACCATTTCTGCTGATACGGCAGCAGGACGGCGGGCGAGCGATCGGCGCGGTTCTCGACGATCGTCATACGGCAATTCCGAGAATCTGACGGCGGATCGCGTCGGCCGCGTCGTCGGACAGGCCACCGCTCTTGACAACCTTGTCGACGGCCGCGGCGGCCGCTTCCGCGCGCGCCTGAACTTCAAGTCGGAATTTCTTCTGGTTCACGCTCGCACGCGCCAGCGTCGCGATGTTCTTCGCGGCCTTCGACAGCAGCGCGATGCGTTCGCCTGGATCGGCGTCTTCATCGGTTGCCTCTTGCAGATTGACGATCGACTCGAACATCTCGGTCTGCACGAGCGCGATCACAGCTTCGGAGCGCGCGTCCTGGTCGTCGGCCGCGCCTTCGGTCAGAATCCGCGCAGCTTCCGTGCTCGCCTTGATCGCGGCGAAGCGTCGTTCGATTCGCTGGCCATATCGGTGGATCGCCGACTTGCTGATCTGATAGCCCTTGTCGCGAAGCGTTTGCTCTAGCTCCTGGTAGCCGGTGAAGTTGCCCTCAACGAGCGCGCCGTCGAGCCAGTCCCGCACGGCTTTCGGCAAGCGTTGCACGCCGCTGCTGCGTCCCATGTCACTGGCTCCAGTACTTCGCCGGCCGCGCGATGCCCGGCTCGCAATCGATTGTGTACTCGGCGATGTCGACGCCGTAGCGCGTCATGTCTCCCCACCAGCGGCCCGACGACTCCTTGCGCAGCTTCACCAGCTTGCGATCGGCCAGATAGTCCAGCTCCTTGCGCACTTCAAGCGCCGTGATGTCGGCAAAGATCGAGCGCATCGTCATCTGGATCACGTCCTCGACGACTTCTTCGGGCCGGGCGTTGTACAGCGCAAGGATTAGATACCAGCGCAGCGATTCGCGGCGGACCTTGGCGTGGTCGATTCCCAGCGGGGTGGGAGTGCTCATGGATGGCCTCGGAGTTGTAGGTTTTCAAACCGCAGTGCAATGGCGTCGAGTTTCGCTTCGATGACGGTCTGATTGCGGACATAGTCCTCGCGCCGGACATACTGCAGCGGTAAATCAGCCTGGAATTTCAGGAAATCGCGCTCCAGGTGAGACGCGTAATCGGCTTGCCGTGTCAGCTGCTTTCCCAGCGCCTCCAATTGATCCTCTTGCCGCTTGTCCCGGCTGGCCTGCTGGCGCTCGATTTGCACCAGTAGCACCTTGCCGGCACCGATCAGCAGACCGATGAACGTCGCCAGCATCGACACCAGTTGCCAGAATTCCACCTGGAGCGTCACCGCGCGCCTCCTTCAATGAAGTCGATCAACTTGTTCAATTGCGATTCGATGTCGTGGGTACGACGGGCGGCGTCCAGATGGTAGGCGAGGATGTCGTCCTCGCGTACCCCGGAGTCAAGGGCGCCATCGGAGCCGGCCTGCGCAATAGTTCCGGCGGAAGCACCGGATGCGGGCACATCATCGGTGCTGGCGGCAGCGTTCCACACGCGCACAAAACCAACAGTGAAGACGCAGCGAGGCAGAGCCTCAAGCGGCGCATCCGGCGCCGGCCGGTAACGACTGGTGACACTGGCGATTCTCCGTTTCAGTTTTTCGGAATCGATTGCGTGCCGGGCTTTCTCAGTGAACAGGTCACTGGCCAACACTGCCGCACGTTGTGCTTGTGCGTGCTCCTTGGCGAGGGCTTGGTCAGCCGCCACACGCGCCGAGTTCGCGTATTGGCGTTCGAGCCTTGTGACCTTCACATCGCCAGCAAGCGTGCCTGTGTGGTAGCCGCCGAGGTAGCCGGCCGCGCCGACCACAATCGCGCTGACTGCCGCTGCGACGAACGAGCTGCGCGAAGGGATCACGAACACGCCCCCGGCCCGAATCCGGCCTTGACGTAACGCGGCTCGAAAGTGCGCAGGATGATGCGTGGGTAGCCGCGGTTTTCACGAAACGCTGCTGCGCGCCGGCCCGCGTTGAAGCGCTCGACGTGGCCGAACCAACGGTACCGGTCAGCGCCGCCGGCAGCCGTCGCCCGCTGATCGCGATAGACCCAGCCAAGGCCGCCGTTATAGGCCGACAGCGTCATCGCCATGCGCTCGCAAGCGCCCGCTGCCGTGATGCGATCCCAAAGGTGGCGGTCGTAGCGCACGAGTGCGCGAATCGACCAGGACGGATTGAAGGGCTGCGCCTCGCCCAGCTCGGCCGGATAAGCGCCCGCGATCCAATCGACGGTCGATGGCATGAATTGCGACATGCCGCGGGCGCCGACGACGCTGACTGCGTCCGCATGCCAGCGGCTTTCCTGGTGGATTTGCGCGGCGAACGAAGAGATCGGCGCATCGATGCCCCAGACGGCGCGCGCGTTGCGCGTGAGTTCGGCACGGTACGCCAGTGCTTCGGCGGGCACCTGCGCGATAGCCGGTGCCGCGGCACCGAGCAACACCAAGAAGACGGTCAGCCGGCGCATGATCAGAGGCCCAGTGCGACACCGACCACCACACCAAGCACGACCACCGCACGCCGGAGCATGGCCGCAGCGAACACGAGCTCGTAACCCGTGACGACGCGATAGTCGGCGTCGAGCATTGGCTCGGCCGTGCCATGCCGCCAGTCGCGTTCGAGGTAGCTGTCCGGCCGTGCATACGGGAACAGCCCACGGTCGAGCCAGTACGCGACCACGGCCGCGAGGCTCACGAGACTCAGCTTGTAGAGCGCGACCGGTAGTTGCTGCGGAGAGAGCAGCGCGATCGCTACGATAAGAACAATCGCGGCGACAAGCCAGCTCGTCAGCCGCGGGAAGCGCTTGATGAAAGGCATGTGACCTCCCGTGTGGACATGCCGTCATCTTGGACGGCATGCTCGGGTGGGTCTTTTAATCCGCTTTAGCGGCCAGCCAGCGGATGGCGCGATGGAAGCGGGCGCGAGCCGGTTATTCGAATCCGGGCGCGTCCTCGTTTGCAGACTCAGGCGGACTTTTCCTGATCGTCGTTTCTGCACCGACATGAGTCATTGCTTGGTTTCGCCAGCGCAGCGCTTGTTGTGCGAATAGCCATTTTCCCCTCCGGCGGGCTATGGCGGTAGTTGTCCAGGAGCGCAGCTTCGTCGGGTTTGAGCCCCCCTCCCATGGCCTGTGCCAGCACCACCGCGTCGCGGGCCGGATCTCCGGTCAACAGTACTTTGAGTCGAGCCTTGTCTTGCTGCGAAAGCGGCAGCGTATCAAGTACGGCTGACAAAGCGTTGATCGTCTGCATGCGACGCGCAAAATCATCCTGATCTTCTTCTTGCGGCGGCAAACGGAACATCGGCCCCGAGCCTGTCGCGAGCCAGTCCGCGCTGACGTGAAGCTCTTCGACTAGAGCTCGAATCTCCTCGGACGCAAATTTCTTTGCTTGCCCAAGCGCCAACCGCTTCACTCGCTGAAGCGGTACCCCCATCAGGTTCGCTAGATCTTGCTGAGTGAGCTTGCACTCGGACATAACAGCGCGGATTAGTACGGAAACCATACCTTCCTCATTGACTGGTACGCTTTTCGTACCTAGAATTTACCTGTACCTGTTCCGTAACTAACGCACAAGGAGTCACCGATATGACCCCCCAGGCATTAGCCAAAGCCAAAGCCGCAATCTACAGCCGTGGTCAGACCATTGAAGGCTGGGCACGTGAGCACGGCTTCCCACCCGTAGCCGTCTACCGCTTCCTCAACGGCCTGGAAAAAGGCCGCCGCGGTCGCTCGTATCAGATCGCCGTCGCGCTGGGCCTCAAGCCGGCAGAAACCCAGTTCGTTGCTTGATGCCTGCCATGAACGAACTGCAGACGACTCATCGCCTCGGAGCCACCTTGTTCCCGATGCGCGGCGCCTCGTCGCGAATTATCCATCGCCGAGCCTATTGGCTGCAAATGTCTTGCGCCAGTTGCAAAACGCCGGTTTGTTTGAAGCACGGCTTGTGGAGGGCTTTCCCATGACCCGTCGAAATTGGAAGCACGTTCAGTCCAACTCACAGCTCCACGCGCTGGAGTTGCGTAAGGGCCACGCCAAGAAGCGTCACAACCTGTCGGTCGAGCGTATCGCCGAACGCATGAAATTCCGGAAGGGAATCAGCCATGGCCTCCATTGAGTCGAAGACCACCAGCGCGGGCAAGGCACTCGACGTGCTGACGGTGTTGCTCGGCCATTTCGCGCACGGACTTACGCCCACCGAACTGTCAAGAGCGACTGGTTTGGAGCCGAGCTCTATCACACGGTACGTCGCGACCCTTGAAGAAAAGGGTTTCGCGGAGCGAGTCCCCGAGACGGGCCGCATTCGACCGTCGGTCAGGCTCGCCCAGCAGGCCATCGCAATCCTGCGCAGCCTTGATGCTGCCAAGCAGCGCGTCGACGAAATTGTCCACCGCGTCTGCACGCCTCAATAACCGTCAGGAGAAGTCATGGCAGGAAGAAAAACCGCCCCTAAGATCGTCAACGTCACGCCCGAACCCCTTGCGCCGACACAGCAAGGGAGCGTGGAAGCTGCGAATGTTCTGGCGGCAGTCCAGGCCGACTACAACGACGAGCGCGACCTCGTAAATCAAATGCTCGGTCAGGCACAAATGGCAGATGCATTCGCCAAATTCTCGGTGACGGTCACCACTTCTAAGCTGGCTTTCGTCAAGGAAAATAAGCTGTATCGGGCACTTGGTGGCAAGAAAAGTGGTGACGGTCACCAGTTCTCTGGTACGTGGGAAGAATTTTGCTCATTGCTCGGTCGCTCGCGCGAACAAGTCGACGAGGACATTCGTAATCTCAAGTCTCTTGGTGAGCTAGCGCTCGAAAGCATGTCCCGTATGGGCATCGGCTACCGCGAGTTGCGTCAGTTTCGCCGCCTGCCGGACGATCAGAAGGCCGCGCTGATCGAAGTTGCCAAAGCCGGCGACAAGGATTCCTTCCTCGAACTGGCCGAAGACTTGATCACCAAGCACACGAAGGAAAAGGAGGCTCTCACGCAACGCGTCGAAGAGGCCGAGGCTGATCTCGAAGCCCGCGCTCGCGTACTGGATGACAAAAACACCAAGATCGATCATCTCAGTTCGGAGATGGCGAAGCTGAAGAAGCGCGTCAAGCGCGTTCCTCCGGACGAGGAAGGCGCGGAAATCCGCAAGGAAGCCAGCGCGATCGCCTTCGACGCCGAGGTCATTCTTCGCGGCAATCTGTGCTCGGCATTCGAAACCTTGGCGCAGCATACCGAAGCGCATGGCATCCCGCATGACGACTTCATGGCGGGCTTGCTCTGCCAGCTTGAGCTTGCGCTCAACCAGTTGCGCGGTAAGTTCGATGTCAAATCTCGCCCGGACGGCGACGACACCCCGGAGTGGATGCGCCCCGGAGCAGAAGAGGCCGTGACCGCAATCGTCGCGGCAGACATGGCCGCCGCGGGATGGACGCGTGACTCAGAAGGCCACATGGTGCCTGCCGATACAACCGACGTGGATGCTTGAGCGATGAGTGCCGCCCTGACCGAACGATTGGTGGTGGTTGCGCAAGCCGCGCGCCAGGCTGGGCGTGGCGGCAAAGGCGCCGTTTATACCGCTGCCTGTTGTGAACTGGGGCTTTCAAGGGCCACGCTGCTGCGCAAACTCAAGGGCGTTGCCGTCACGGCTCCTCGGAAGCGCCGCGCGGATGCGGGCCAAAGTGGCCTGACGCGGGACGAAGCAAAAATCATTTCGGCCGTGTTGATGGAATCGACACGCAAAAACAACAAGCGGCTTTACTCGGTCAAAGACGCCGTGACGATGCTGCGCGCGAACCGAATGATCCGCGCGGAGTTTCTCGATGAATCCACGGGAGAACTACGGCCGTTGTCAGAAAGCGCGATTCATCGTGCGCTGCGTGTGTACCGTCTGCATCCGGATCAGCTATTAGCGCCAGCTCCCGTGACCGAACTAGCAAGCGAGCACCCCAATCACGTGTGGCAGATCGATGCGAGCTTGTGCGTGCTGTACTACCTGAGGCCGACTGCCGAACAGGAGGGAAACGGGCTGCAGGTGATGGACCACGACAAGTTCTACAAGAACAAGCCACGCAACCTCGCCCGGATTGCCGCCGATCGCGTGTGGAGCTATGAAATCACCGATCACGCGAGCGGCTGGATTTACGTCGAGTATGTGATGGGCGCGGAGTCCGGCGAGAACTTGTGTTCGGTGCTGATCAACGCCATGCAGCAGCGCTCTGGAAACGACCTTTTGCACGGTGTCCCGCGCATCCTGATGCTCGACCCCGGCTCGGCCAACACGGCGTCCATGACGCGCAACCTGTGCCGCTCGCTCGGTATCGAGATGATCGTCCATGCTCCGGGCGCCGCTCGCGTAACCGGTCAGGTAGAAAACGCACGAAACATCATCGAAAGAAAGTTCGAGCCGGGTCTGAAATTCCAGTCGGTGAACAGCCTCGACGAACTCAACGTGAAGGCAGCGCTGTGGCGGACGCACTTCAATGCGACCGCGACTCATCGCCGGCACGGTGACACGCGTAGCCATGTCTGGATGCGCATTACCACCGAGCAACTGATCAAGGCACCTTCGGTCGATGTTTGCCGCGAATTGGCGGTGGCTTCCCCGGAAAGCCGAAAGGTTACGCCGAAGTTGCGCGTGTCGTTCCGTGGCGAGGATTACGACGTGTCGTCGGTGCCGGGCGTCATGGTCGGCGAGAAGCTGATGGTCACGCGCAATCCGTGGCGCGACGATGCCGCGCAAATCGTCCTGACTGGCGAGGATGGGCACGAGATGTCCTTCGTTGTTCCGATCGTCAACCGTAATGAATTCGGCTACGCCGAGACCGCGGTGATGATCGGCGAAACCTACCGGCGACAAGCCGATACGCCGGCACAGCACACGCTCCGTGAGATCGAGCAGCTCGTTACCGGTGCGTCGACATCTGCGGAAGTTGAAGCCGCCCGCAAGGTCAAGGTACTGCCGTTCGGCGGTCGCCTGGACCCATACAAGCACATCGAAGAGGCCGATCTCCCAACGTATCTGCCACGCCGCGGTACGGAACACGAGCTCGTCGCGCCGCGCATCGAACTGGCACCGCTCTCGCTGATCGAGGCGGCAAAGCAAATCAAGGCAGCGGTCGAAGCCGCGGGCGTCGATTGGAGCGCGGATCGGTTCCGCTGGCTGCAACAGCGCTATCCGAACGGCGTGCCGCAAGAGCAGCTCGATACGATCATCGCCGAGCTGACCGGCCCGCGTACCGGGCAACAACAGCCGCTGCAGATCCCGCGCGCGGCGGCAGGAGGTCAATGATGTTGGTCTTGAAAAGCGTTCTTCAACGCGCGGCCATCCGGCAGGCCGAACTTGCCGAGCACCTGAATCTATCGCAGGCGGCAGTCGCTCAGATCGTCAATCACGGCGGCTGGCCGCGAAGTATCGACGAATTCGACCTGCGGGACCGGATTCTCGATTTCTTGCGGCGTAATGGCGCACCGGACGCTGATTTCAGCGTTTTCGACGAAGAAGTGAAGGCGGGCGGTCCGCACGATGTCTTGGCGGATACGACGGACCGCCCGGTCCCCCAGCAGAACAGCAGTACCGATCTTAACCAGGAGGATTCCATGTTACTGCGCAAACAGGCTCTCGCACCAGCCGCCCGTAAGCACTTCGGCCTGTTCCGCGATCCGTTCGCGGACGATATCCAGTCACACGAAGATATGTTCGTCAGCCCGGACATTCGCTACGTGCGAGAGGCGATGTTCCAGACGGCCAAGCACGGCGGTCTGCTGGCCGTGGTGGCCGAGTCTGGCGCCGGCAAGACCACACTGATGCGCGACCTGGACGACCGGATCGTGCGCGAGGCCCAGCCGATCCTTCTGATCAAACCCTATGTGCTGGCGATGGAGGACAACGACCAGAAGGGCAAGACGCTGAAGGCGACGCACATCGCAGAAGCGATCATGGCCGCCGTCGCCCCGTTGGAGAAGGTCAAGAGTAGTCCGGAAGCACGCTTCGCGCAGTTGCACAAGGCCCTGAAAGAAAGCCACGCGGCAGGCTATCGGCACTGTCTTGTGATCGACGAGGCGCATGCAGTGCCGATCGCAACGCTCAAGCACCTGAAGCGCTTCTTCGAGCTGGAAATGGGCTTCAAGAAGCTGCTGTCCATCATTCTGATCGGACAACCCGAGCTGAAAGTCAAGCTGTCTGAGCGCAACCAGGACGTCCGGGAGGTCGTGCAGCGTTGCGAGGTGGTCGAACTGGTCCCGCTCGACGGCCCACGCTTAGACGAATACCTCCGATTCAAGTTGGGTCGTCTCGACAAGCCGGTAGGCGACGTGATCGACGCCGGCGGTGTTGATGCGTTGCGCGCTCGGCTCACGATGACTAGCACGCGGCGCGATCGTGCCGAGACGGTTTCATTACTGTACCCGCTCGCGGTCGGCAACCTTCTGACGGCCGCGATGAACTTGGCCGCTGGCCTGGGCGTGCCGGTCGTCACGGCGGACGTGATCAAGGGAGTCTGACATGGGTGCTGTTATGCACATGAACCTGCCGACCCCACGCGATCTTCCGCCGGATGGAGCGCGGGTGTTCGACGCGGAATGCGTGTCGCGTCTCACGCTGCTGAACGCCTGTGCGCGTGCGCTGCGCGGCCTGGGATACCGCGTGCTGTCAGAAGAAATTCAGCCTCATGGTGGTGGCCGACCGACGATCCTGATCGGCCCGTATCTTGCGAAATCGTCCGACGTGCTTCGGGAGCGTGCCGGCGGCGTATCCATCCAGCGACGTGGCAATCGTCAGTTTGCCTACGTCATTTTCATGGGCGTTCAAGTGACGTGGGAGGTAGCCGCATGAATCCGTTTCTTGGTCCGCTTTACGGCGATGTGCAAACGGAGTGCTGCACAGCAGACGACCGTATTCGGATGGTGCGCGATTTTGACCGCGTGCAATGCGAGGCCGCTTTGACGGTGCCGAACCTTCAGAAAACCGTCCGTCGCGCTGTGCTCACGCGACTGAAGATGTTGCGCGCGTTTGATCAAGAGTTTGCACGGGAGTCTACCCGGCTGGCAAAAGCAGCCGTATCGGGAGAAAGGAAATGTTGATCATCGAGTTCGAAGATCGCGGACAGGACTTCACGAAATGGAAGTGCGATGAGCATGACACGGTTGTCGAGTGTGGCCCATTTCAAGGCTGGCTTTGGGAAGGCGTGCGTGTCATCGGCGCGACCGACCTGCGCCGCGGCGACGTTGTCGACTTCATCGACCAGGACGGCAACGTTCGATCGCTGAAGTACCGCGTCGCGTGCGTCGCGCACTGACCACCGGCCCGCTAAGACGGGCAAGCATGTCACATCGAGGAACCTCATGAATACCGAGCCCATCCATGGCTGGTCAACCAAGGCCGAGCTTGATTTCGTCGACCAGCTCGCCGACAGCGCGAGCGCAATCAGCCTGTTGCAGGGCTATCTGGCTGGCATGAAGCATCGCGTCGATTTCGGGCAGATCGATCCGGGCCTAATCACGCGCTACGCGAACGAGCGCCTCGGCGCGCTGACAGTGCGGCTCGCTTCTTGATATGAGCGACACCGTCGTTATCGTCATCGGAATCATCTTTCTCGTCTGCCTTTGCCGCAAGGAAATACGTCGTTGGTGGACCCGCTAATCAACCGCTAACCGTCCACCGACTAGGAGCAACACATGGAACAGAAACAGATTCCCGCCGGTTACTGGCAGGACGCGAAAGGCTGCCTGATCCCGGAAAGCATGATCAAACCGATCGACCGCGAACGCGATCGTCTGGTGCGCGAGCTGGCCGACGAAGCCAAGTCCCGATCGAAAGGTCTGGTTGCCTTGAAGGCGCGGATTTTTGGCGACATCGCGGCATTTATCGACCTTTCCGCCGAGCAGTATGGGACGAAGCTGGGAGGACGCAAAGGCAACGTTACGCTCTACTCGTTCGATGGTCGTTACCGCATTCAGCGGGCCATTCAGGACCGCATCGCATTCGATGAACGCCTGCAGGCTGCCAAGGCGATGATCGACGAATGCCTTCGGGATTGGACGTCAGACGCCCGTCCGGAGATTCAAGCGATCGTGACGCAAGCGTTCGCGACCGACAAGGAAGGGCAGATCAACACGGGTCGCGTGCTCGCCTTGCGACGGCTGGACATCACAGATCCGCGCTGGCTCGAAGCGATGCGCGCGATCGGTGAAGCGCTGCAGGTAATCGGCAGCAAGTCATACGTTCGCGTCTACGAGCGCGTCGGTGACACCGACCAATACGTACAGATACCGCTCGACATCGCGAACGCATAGGCACGACGTCGAGCATTGTCGCTGGCCGCGAGCGTTTCGCGGTATCCGTCACACGGAGTATCTATGAACAAAGCTGACCTGATCAACCACGTGGCAGCAGAAACCGGCATGACGAAAGCCGAGTCCGGGTCTGCGCTGGAAGCCGTTCTGGAAGGCATCACGAAATCGCTTCGCAAAGGCGATGCCGTGACGCTAACGGGATTCGGCGTGTTTAGTGTTGGTGCGCGTGCGGCACGCACCGGCCGCAATCCTTCGACCGGCGAGGAAATCAAGATTCCGGCTTCGAGGGCGCCGAAATTCAAGGCGGGGAAAGGACTGAAGGACGCGGTCAAGTAACCGTAAAGCGATGGCGAGGCGCCCGACATAGCGGGCGTCCACCGCTCGCGGCGTGCAATCGCAGCACGTCTAGGATACGAAAGCAAACGCACTGTGAGGAACGAGATGACGAACATTAAACGCTACGTGCTCACGCACGATTTCAGCTACGAAATCGTCGTCGATGTGGACGACAACATCATCACCGACGAGAAGCTTTGTGAGCTGGTTCGATTCTGGTCTGATGGGCAGGCCTACATCAAGCAGCACGGCCCACTCCAGGCGTTCCTGAAGCTGTTTGCGGCGCGATTTTTCGCGGCGTCCGTCGAGGAGCTGGCTCCGAAGGATGCGTTCAACGCGGGCCGCGTTGAAGGCTTCCCGGCAGTAGACGGATCAAGCGGCTTGCGCGTCGTTGACTACGACGAGTTTTCATTCGAAGCGGACGACATCGATGTACTCGAAATCTGACCGCGGGCCTCAGGCTCGGCAAAAGCTCATCCGACTGATTCACGTCGCAAAGCGCGACCTTGCGATGGCCGACGACACCTACCGCGCTGTCCTGATGGAAATTGGAAAGAAGCAATCCGCTGCAGACCTGACCGTTCCAGACCTCGAAAAGGTTCTGGAACACCTGAAGCGCTGCGGTTTCAAGGTGCGCACCAACAAGAGCTCACGCGCGCAAGCCGACGACGATCAATCGAGGATGATCCGTGGCCTTTGGCTCGAGCTGGCCGAGCGCGACGTCGTACACAACCGGTCTGAGCACGCGTTGGCCGCTTTCGTAAAGCGCATGACTGGCATTGACGCGCTCGAATGGCTCACCGCGCCCCAGGCATCGCGTGTAATCGAGCACCTGAAGAAATGGCGCGACAGAACGGCGGAGGCCGTATGAAGGCTGATGACACATTCAAGAGCAAAGGGCCGGAATTGCTGGTCGACTTGTCGGTGCAAATAGCCCAAGCGCTTGTCGAGTTGGCCAGTATCGACACCGATCAGGCCGAGCAGATCGGGCGCGAAATCGCCGACCGCATGGCTGGCCATTGGGGCGGACAGAACATCTACTTTCCTATGGGCGTGTCGTACCGACTGTCTCAGCGCGATCGGCAGATCTTCGAAGAATTCCGCGGCGACAACCAGGCCGAGCTGGCGAGGAAGTTCGGTGTGTCACTCCAGTGGGTCTACAAAATCATCAAGACGGTCAGACGCGAAGATATCGCGGCTCGCCAACGCGATCTGTTTGGTGGTCCGGCTACAGCGGAATGAACCACAGTGTCCGCTGGGCGGCTACGCCTCGGATATCGTTGACCTTCGAGGTTCGACATGGAAAGGGATTGGCAACGCATTAGGGTGGTCCTCCAAGCGATGATCCGCACGGAAGCATCGGATCGAGACCTTGCTCAGGACGAGCTACTTATGTATGACAGAGACAAGACGCGCTTTCACTTCCAGCTTCTCGAAGAGGCTGGCTTGATCGCCGGCCATCCACCGGGCGAGCCATTCCTGACCGCTCGCGTCACATGGCAAGGCTACGAACTGCTGGAAATCTTGAGTGCCGAGCTGTTTTGGGCGAAGATCAAAAACGTGGCAGCAGAAAAAGGTATCGCCCTGACGTTCAGTAACATTGGCACGATCGCCGAGCATCTAGCCCGGCAGTTGCTGAAGTAACTGCCGCCAGCGTTTGTACGGGCTGCGTGGGCTTTCAGGGCACACCGTTCGGCCTTTCCAATTTATGCAACTGATTTGCACGGCCGGTCCCACGCGGCCGCGCTCTTTCCCGGTCTTTCCCGGAATTATCGCGCGGCTGGTCAGTGAAATATCTCACGTCCTATCACGAGGGCCCGCGCCCGCCGCGCCCGCCTCGTCCGTCCTGCCCGCCTGCCCTGTTGCCATGCGGGCCATTGGAGAGCGGCCGGTCCCGTCATCGGCCCTCCCCTCCTTACCCCCTCATTCCGGAGGCTCCCACCATGAGCGCATCCCCTTCCCCCCGCCCGGCCTCGCACGCGAAGCCGGGCTCGCGCGGCAAGCATTCGACGCGGCGCCCCGGCCGGCGCCGCGCCAGCACCACCGGCTCGGGCAAGCGCTGGTCCGGCGAGGTCACGCGCCGCAGCGACGCACTCGACGTCGAGCCCGACATCTTCAAGTCCGACGACCCCGCGACGATCGCCGCCTCGCTGAAACGCGCGGCCGAGCACAGCCGGCGGCGCAAGGCATCGCCCTACCAGTCGGCCATGTCGATGCTGAACTTCTACGTCAACCGCGCCGGCCGCAAGCTGCCGCAAACGCGGCGGGCAACGCTGGCGCGCGCCAAGCGCAAGCTGCGCGAGGCGTTCGGCCGAAAGCCCTGAGGCCGGCCCGCGGCCACGCGCCAAACTTCGCATGGCGCGCGCGGGATTCGCCTCGTGCGCGACGCCCGCGGCGCGCTGCGTTATACCTTTGGGCCGACACACCATGTCCGGCCGGCGCGACGGCAGGTGCCGGCAGCGCGCCGCACCACGATGAGCGCGCACGCCGAAACCCCACCGGCCGCGCCACCCAACGGAACGACTCGATGCCTCCGCCGCCGATTCGCCGCGCCTCCACCGGCGGCATGCCCGCCACGCCCTCCGGCCCGACCGCAGACGCGCCGGCGCGGCCGTCGTCCGGCGCGA